CAGCGCGCCGGCGGCCTCGAATTTCGGGGCAGTTGCGGCTGTGCGGGCTTTGCGGGCTTGGGTGATCACACCAGTTGCGGCTTCCGAAAGGTTATTCGCCGCCTGCTCTGGGCTGTACACATTCCCTGGCATGCCGCCGACGAAGATTGCCGAACGCTCCTGCAGCTGCCCGGGCTGGGCTTTCAGCAACGCCTGCGTCCGATCACCTTCCTTCACATTCCCCAGCATATCGCGGAGGACGCGAATCCCGGACGGCTGACCGCCAACGGCCTCAAGAGCTTGGGCAAGGTCAAGATCCACGCCTTGCTTACCCGCAGCCTCCATGAAGCTCCGGGCTTCCGCCAATTTCGCATTGTCAATCCCGTCCAGACTCTCCCGGGCGAGGTCCTGCACACGCGGGTTCGGACCGAAGCGTGCGGCGCCGATAGCGCCAAGCCCACCGCCAGCCAACCCGCCGAGCAGGCGCGGCAAGAAAGCCTCCTCATCGCCGAAAGCTTGCGCCCCGGCTTCAGCGCCAAGCCCGGCCATGCCGCCGGTGATCGTGGAGGCTGCCAAGGCTTTCGGCATGCCGACAACGCCGCCAGCCGCACCTTCGACGACCGAAGAAAGGTACTTTTCCCCGGTTGTTTCCGGCTTCGGGCCAAGGCGTTGCACTGCCGACGACAGCGGCATTCGCATCGGGGTTTTGTTGACTTCTTGCGGTGCGGGGGGCACGCCGAAGGGTGTCGAAGGTAGGTATTGAGAAGCTTGCCCGGCGAGGTCAGCCGCAAGCGCGGGCATGCCGACAGCGCCGCGAACCGCAGCAGAGCCGACAATTTTGCCCTTGCGAGAGAGCTGGGATTCGGGCTTCGGGGCCAGTCGTTGCAGCTCCGCAATGAGCGCCGGATCGGGGTTGTCCGGCATCTCCACCAGCGTGCCATCAGGCATCTTGACAATCGGCATCAGCGACCTCCGCGCAATTGCTGCAGGTATTGTTCAAGCGGGATGGCTTGTTGCCCACCGCGCGTACCCGGACGCCCGCCAGCCGGCGCAGCCATCCCGGCGGTAGTCGGCTTGCCTTGTAGAACGTTCGACACCATCTGCGCGACTTCATCGTCAGGGATCTGAACCCCGATCGGAACCCCCGCCATCGCCGCAAAGTTCGGATCTTCGACGGATTCGCCAAAAGCTTGAGCATTGCGATTGTGCTGCTGCTGTTTCAGCAGATTCGCCGAAATCCGAATCGCCAGCATGCGCTTCAACGCAGCCGGATCCGTAGTCAGATCACCCGAGAACTCGTTGACGAACTTCCGGTCGCCGTCAGAGATCTGCGCGCCAAGGCCGCCCAGGTCCTTAAACACCGAGGCTTTCAGCGCGGAGCTCAGGGCATCCGTCGGCGCGGTGTCTGCGTTTGCGATGCCCAGCTCCGCACCGAGCTTACGAACGATTTGCATTGCCGGCTGGGCGATACCCATCCGCGCACCGTCGTTCAAAGCCTGCAGAGCCTCGACAGCCCCAATGACCACATCCCGACCTTGCTCCGCAGCCATGCGGGAAGCACCGCCAGGAGCCAGCGATTCGCCGACTTTTTCCTGGTACTTTTTCAGCCCTGCGCCTTGCACGTTGTTGACGTTCGTTGTGATCTTCGGGGCATTGTCGAGCTTGACCAGCTTCCCGCCTGGACCGCGCTGGTACAGATCCCCGTTGATGACTTCCGTCGGGCCATACTCAGTTCCGCCGAGCAGCACCGGCTTACCCGATGACAGGTCATAAAACTGCCCGCCGGCTTCCTTGATCTCCCGCTTCGGTGGGGGTGCCAGAAGCTGCCCCAGCTCGGCTTGTCCAAGTTGCTGCAGCATCGGGTGTTGGCTCGTCATCGCATCGATAACAGCCTTCCGTGGGTCGGCTTGCACAGGCTCGCGCAGCGTTGGGGCTTGGTCATTCAGCATCAAATCCGCTGCTTGCTGATCCGTCATCACATCACCCGGAGCGCCGCTGCGGGTCCGCATGAACTGTTCCAGCCCGGTGCGCAGAGCTTCCTGCCCGCGTGTGGCTGCGGCTTGCTCGTCCGCCTCCAGCCCGCGCTGCATCAGCGCACCGCCGATGAGCTGGGCGACATTGCCCAGCCCGGATCCGCGGATGTAGTGCCCGCTGACCATTTTGCCCTGGGAATTCCCGGCACTTTGCATCATGGCTTCGGCCAGCGCGCGGCGTCGTTGCAGGCGGGCCTGATCCTCCGGCAACGCAGTGGAAAGGGGGTTGAGGCTCTGCCCCGCTTGGCGAGATTGAAAACTCATGGACGACCTCCCAGGGCACCGTAGTCAACCATCAGATACCCGCTAGGATGTTTGTGGACAGCCTCCGGCCGAACAAGCTCAACCTCATCGGCCATGTAGCCACGTTCGCGGCGACCTTCAATATCGTACTCATAAACCGGCAAGCCAGACTTGACCCCAACAAGGTTAATGTTGGATTTGAGACGGCGGTCGCTAAAAAACATCGCTGCGGTCCCGGCAATCTGCATCAGCTGCTGCTGTTGTTGGTCCTTTTGCGCTTGCTGCGCGTTCCAGCGACCCAAATCACCTTGATATTGTTGACCAACAGCCCCCAAAAGATCCGCACCGCCGCCCATACCGGCAGTCTGCGGTGTGTTTTCACGCCCCATCGCCAGCATCTGCGCGATGCGTTGCACGGCGTTGTTCTGTGCGGTGTCGGCGTTGATGACCGCACTGCTGGCGGCACCTTCAAAGGCTTGATTTCGCGTCTGCATGAAATTCCGCATCGCGTTGTCGAAAGCCTCCGAACCGCGCATCAAGCCTTGATTTACCAGCCGGGTTTCGAGTTCTCGCTCTTGGTCGCCGAATTGCTGGCCGAGGTATTGCGTCGCCCGGCCGTACAGCGCATCGGCGACGGCTTTGCGATCGCCGAGATCTGCCAGCATTCCGCGCGTCGCCCCTGCAACACCTTGACGATTGAGCACACCCTGGTCGTAGAGCGCTTGCTCTCCAGGGTTCAGCGTCGTCGTCATCGTCGTATCGCCGGCTTGCGGGTTGTTGGGGTTAGCGCCGGGACGAAGCGTCCAAGTACCAGAGCCATACGGCCCGACCGTGTTGTACTTGTTGGCGTTAGCCGATGCGATAGCTGCGCCAGTGTAATCCGGCGTCTTCGGGGGTTTTGGTTTCCCCTTCAACGAATCACCGACAATTCCCAATCCCATGAACCTTCTCCTTCAAAGCCAGCCAACGGCAGTTTTCTCGCCACATTACGTAAAGCAGCAAGTCACCATCCGGTAATGCGTCTTTGAGGGTCGCCTCATGCACAAAACCTAAGTGCTCGTCAAAGCGCCGTGCGGCAAGATTGCTTGCTGGCACGACCCCGGTAATCCGCTTAACCCCAAGCTGGTTGAACGGGTAATCAAACATCACCCACAAGAAATTTCTTGTCAACCAGTTCGCTCCGGGCACAGCGGCTATATGCGCTGAGATATTAACCCCGTTGAAATTTTGATACAACACGCCAGCGATCAGCCCCTTGTCCGGGTCAATCAAACCGATGGCTTTATCCCCATCAGCCGGGCGGTAAACAGCCCCGTTTCCGAGTTGCCCCGCCACCCAAGTGCCGACGAATGTGTCAGCGTTCAGCAGGATTTGCTTAGAAATTCCCACCGATCTCTCCACTGAGGTTGAAGCCGATCCAACGTACATCGCTGTCAGCGGTCGTGACTTCGAGCAGCAGCGAGTGTGCGAAACCCTCCGGCGCTTCGATCGAAGCCCAACGCTGGGAAAGCTCCAAATCCCCAGCCCACTCAACCGCGTCCCAGACGGCGGCATCCCAGAGAGACGCGGAAACCGAGTCCGTGCCTATCTGCCCTTGAGGGCGCTGGGCAAAGCGGTAATCGACGTCCACTGCTAACGCCTGGTTAAAAGCCGCGCTTACACGCAGCACCGGGGCAAGGAGTTTGACTTGCTTCAACCGCCCGCGCTGTCCGAAGTAGTTGTAAGCGAGCTGCCCGCGCCCGCGAATCAGCGAACCGTTGTCGCTCACACCCGACCAGAGCTTTTGGATCCCCGCGCGCCCGGCCCCGTAGAGCTGGGAATTGAACACGACCATGCTGGTCACGTCCCAGCCGATGAAATGCGACCAAGCTCCTGTCAGCATGTTCATGACGTACTGCTCGCTGTACCCCGTGGTGACAGGGATGTTGACCAGCATGGCTTGCTGCTGCGGGAACACCAGAGTCTGCCAAGCCGGGTTAGCTCGATAGGTCCGCACTGCGTCACCGAAGGCTTGGTCGATCTTGTCGCTCAAGGCCAGCCCGATGAAGTCCCGCGCGCTCAAGAGCTTGCTGACGGGGTAAAGCCCAAGCTCGCAAAGCAGCGCCAGATCCCCGCCGTACTTCGCAAGACAGCGGAAACCGCCGACGGGCTTGGCAACCCGGAACACGCCGATTTTGCTGAAACCGTTGGCGGTCGTAGGGTCGCTGCCACGGTAGACCGCCATTTCCCCTTCGCTGGAAATGAACACCGTGTAGTCATCAGCACCGTCCCCGGCATCACTGCTCCAGGTATCCATCGCGACGACGGAGCCCCCAGAGGGGAAGACTTGGCCGAGTGGGAATTCCTGCAAATGCCCCGCGACAGCGGCGACGTCCAGGTAGTAAACCGATGAGGAGAACTTGCGTGTGAACCAAAGCCGGCGATGCGCAACGACCACCGACGTCAGCTCCGTCGTTGGAACGTTCGTAATGGCTACACCGGTGCCGCCCGAAGCGTCAATTTCCAGCCACGTCGTGCCGTTAAATCGACGGAGCTTATCCACCCCGTTGACCGCGAAGAGATATTGCCCAGCCCCCGCGGAGAAGTTAACCCAGGAGACAACTCCTGCAGTCAACGAGATCGACGCGGCTGGGCGCGCCCCACCAGGCGAAGCATCAAAAATGCCGGTGCGTGTGCAAGCGAACATTCGGGAACTTGACGGACCGTTCCAGACCATCAAGGTCTCCGCAACGTCAGAAGCATATCCGCTTTGATGGGGTTCCCAGCCACCGCGCAGGGCCACGTCGGTCTGCTGCGGGAACCAATTTTCCAGCACCACGGCATCGCGTTTGCCCATCGAATCGAGCTGATCTCGGGCGTTCCACCCCCCGACAGGGGCGCTTAGAAAGTCAGAAAGGGCCCGACGGAGGCCCTGTTGTGAACGACGAATCAGCGGTTGACGGATCACGATGGCACCATCCAGTTACCTGTGGGGACGATGATTCCGGGGCTTGCAATCGGCATGGAGCTGTCAAGGCTGTAAGCCCGAGCACCGCCGGAAGTCATAGCTTGCGACTTCGCAAGGGTCTCGAATTGGCGGAATTCCTCTGCGTAGTCAAAGCCCTTTTCGGCCTTCCAACGCCAGCGGAGACCGGCCAAAAGCAGCTCGTCCGGGAGCAGAAAAGTGTCCGCATCGTGGTTGGGGTATTGTTTCAGCACCCCACCGGAGCCCTTGACCGGGAACTTCGAATGGTACTCAAAAGCCATTGTGTGCCCGGCGGGGGGCGCTGGCTGGAGGTTCAACCGACCCCCAACGACGCGGAACCAGGAGTACGGACCAGCGGTGACCAGCGACTTCTGCGCCTGCCACTCCGTCGGGGTCAACGGGCCGAGGATCTGCAGGTTTTGGGTCCGGTCGAAGAAGGTATCCCGCGCGAAGCGGGAAAAACCCGGAGCCATGGCTGCAAGTTCCCCTTGATCCTCTTGCCCGAGACTGGTGAATACCACCTCACGCTGCAGAGACTCGAAAACGTACTCCGTCGTCAGGAAGTCCAGAACCTCGTCGAGCAGCACCGCGACTTGCCGCAGCGTTGAATTGCCGGCAAAAACGGTGACCGATTCTGGCAGCCCTGTTCGGACAGCGAAGCGGTTGCAAAGCTCGACGATATTCATGGCTGGTCCTTACGCTGCGCGGGCGGCTGTGCGGCCGTTCTGGGCGACTTGGGCCTGCAAGGCTTGGAGCTGCTTCTCCAGCGACGCGATGCGGGCTTCGGCTGCCTCCGCGCGACTGCGCTCAGCGTTCAGGGCTTCGACAGCCTTGCCCACGTCCTTGGACGATTCCAGCCAAGTCTGCGCACGGCGCTTCAAATCGCGGGCACCCATCCCGACGCGGGCCAGGAGCTCTTCGTTAGCTGCGGCCAGGTCTTCAACCGTACGCACGCCAAGTTCCAGCAGGACCTTGATCTGCGCGGGAGAGGCTGCTTGCCAGGTCTTGATCGGAGTCCCGTTCTCCGGGATCTCTTGATCATTCGCCCAGCACTTGTACTTGTGCTCGAAGGCGCTCAGCCATTCGGAAGGGAAACGGCCTTGGCTGACCTGCTCGCGCAGGTGACCGAACCAGTCTTCGACCTTGCGTTCGACCACATCACGGGAACCAGCAGGGGTAACCAGCGCGTAGTCCACGTCGCGGGCGACGTAGTGGCCGGCTTCAATGCTTGCGTTGCGATCTTCCTCTGCGCGCTTTTCGAAAGTGACAAACGGCGGGCGTGCTTCTTGGATTTGCATTTCGGACCTCTTCCCAGGTAGTTCTCCCCAAAAAACCCCAGGAGCCTAAGCTCCTGAGGAAACGCCCTGGGGAGGCGGAACGCTTTTTAGATCAGCGGGCTGGTGGTGCGGCGCACCCAGCCGTACTCGCCGGAGACGAAGGCCACGTCAGCGGTGTAGGTGCCTGCGGCGTCTGTCAGGGCAAAGCCTGCGCTGACTGTGCAAGTACCTGTCGCCACGTTTTCGCTCGCGCGGACGTAGACCCAAGTGCGGTTGGACTCGTCGAGCTGGGGGGTGCCCAGGTCGAATTCCTTGTTGTCAGTCCGGCGCGCAAAGTTCGCACCGGCCATGGGGATGATTGCTGCCATGATGGCTTCCTTTCAAAAGGCCGTTGAAATGAGCGACCGGAGTAACACCACGTTACCCCGGTCGGTTCATCAGTTCCGCTCGACGCCCAGCATGCGACGGTTGCTGGTCACCATGTTACCCATCCAGAGGATGGGGATGACGGCAGCGTCTTGGTTGATGGGGCGCATTTCCTCCATGACTTCGAGGTCGGCGTCCTTGTGGACTACCAGCTCGATGTAGTCGGTGTTCAGGAAATACGAACGGGCGGCAGGGATGCCGGAGCCACCGTCGAAGATCACATCGGCCTTCTTGTACTTCAGCGATTGGAAACCGCCAACGGCTTTGGTCTCGTCGGTGTAGCGCTTGATCGACAGCTGCGACTGCTCGAAGAACGCAAAGCGATCGTTGGAGCAAACGATCAGGTCGGGCTGGTCGTCGCCGATGGTGCAGGCCATGTACAGGTGCAGCCACTGGTTCTCGATCGTGGTCGGGCCGACGGTCACGGCGCCGCCGCCCTGCAGGGGAGCTGCAGCCGATTGCACCTTGTTGCGCCAGAAATCCCACGTCGCGGCGTTGATACCGCCAACCGTGCCTTGACCGTTGTCGGCCACGAGCTTCTGCAGACCGTCGATCTGGTTAGCCAGCGTACCGTCGCCGTACATGTCGGCAGAGAAGTTGTTGCGGAAGGTCCGCATCGCGTTCTTCAGGCGGCCCTTGGCCAGGTTGATGATGCGGCTGCCGCCGTTGTTGATGCGGAGCTCTTGGCCGCTGGCGGTGACGCTCATGGCGATTTGGCGCCACTGGAATTCAGCAGCGGTCATCACGTCGCTGGCGCCGATGTTCAGCACATCGTAGCCGCTGTAGCGCTGGTAGGTGCCGTTTTGGGCGTAGTCCAGTGGCGTAACGATGGACAGGCCGCCGTCTTCACGACGGACGTTGCCTTTTTCGTACACGCGGCGATACAGCGCGTTGTGGTTCGAGATACCGTCTTTCAGCTCCTTGCGGTGCTTGCGGTAAGTGGTCGTCACCAATTCGGTGAAAACTGCATTGGGAGAGGGCATGGTAAGCTCCTAGAAAGGGGGGTAATCAACCTCGACGGGAAATGTCCGCCAAGATTTCTTGCATGGTGTCATCCATGCTCCCTGAGGGAGCCGTACCGCTCGCCGAATTCGGCTTCGCACGGACGACGACAGAAGATGCAGCGGAAGCGGCCTTTGCGCGGGCAGCTGCTTCGGCCTTCGCTTTCGCGGCGGTTTCGGCTTGCTGCTTCGCCAGGGCTTTGGCCCGTGTTACCGGATTGGCCCAGATGGCTTTTTCGTAGGCATCTGCTAAAGTTGTTGCGGCTCCGGACTTGACCAGCGCCGCAATGTCATTTGCGACCTCGTCGAAGTACTCGTTTTCCGGCTTCGCTGCGAACTGCTCGATTTCGGCCTGGATGGCCTGGACCTTTGCCTGCATTTCGCGTTGTTGCCGCGCCGACAATTCGGACTTTACGACTTGAAGCTCTTTTTGCAAGCTCTGAACTGCGGGGTCAACGAAAACCTCACCGTCACCGGAGAGCTGGGCAAGGTCAATGCCGTACTCCTGCGCGAGCTGTCGCATGAAGGCGACTTTTTGCTCGGGGGCGCCCAAGGCCAGTGTGTGGTGGGCTTGCATCAGATTGGCGACTTGCGCCGCCGGGTCGATGTTGTACTGCTGCAGAATCGGCATGTATGGGTCGAGCGCGGTTTTCAGCGAACGGCCGAAAGTCGCGTCGGTCTTGTACGCTTCAATGCCCTTGAACATGTCCTGTTCGCGCTTCAGCACTTCGTCGCGGACCTCCGCGGGCAAGGCTTCCCAATGTGCGAGAGCTTCCTTGCGCCAGGTTTTCGGGGGTTCGACAGCCGGTGCGGCGGGAGTCGAGGTCACTTCAGGGGTTTCCGCGCCCTGGTCCGAAGTACCGGCCCCGGCCGCAGCCTCAGCTGCTTTCAGCTCCGCATCCCCCATTTCGAGCTGCAAGTCGTCGTTGTCGCCCTCGCCTGCACCGCTGCTTTCAGACTCAAAACCAAGCCCACTGGACATTTCGCTCAGCGCGGCTTGCATATCAAATTCACCAGACCCCAGGTCATCCATCGGCATTTTAAGCTCCTTCTCGGCTAACGGTCACGTCAGCACCATTTTCCAGCTCTATCGCGAGCTGCTCGCGCTTCCGGGTCGGAAGTTTTTCTACAAACTCTTCGACGGTGGCTTCGATGGAGGCTTCGAAAGCCATGTCCGCGGCCGCGCGGGCTCGCGTCGCTTCGTCGGTCTCCCCCGGTTCGTAAACCCGGCAGCCATGGCGCTTGAGATTCTCCTCATGGGCTTTGCGGCCTTCGATCCACTTCCCTGTGATCGGGCAGTCGTAACCGGGGAGATCTGCCTGCACCATCGGCGCACAGATCTGCCGTTGCATGTCCGTACCACAAACCTCGCAAGGCTCTGGCAGGTCCAGAAAGCGGATCGACTTGATCACGTCCTGTTCGGCTGAGCACTCTGGGCACTTGTAAGCATAGATCGGCATAGTCTGATCGGAGTATGTTGGAGTTACTCCGGGCGGTTATTCCCGGATGGCTTAGGCATCATAGCCTCCGCCGCCATTACTTGCAACTTCCGCTGATGCTCTGCAGCGGCTAACGCGGCTTTCTGCTGCATTTCTTGCACTTTGAACGTGTGCTCTTGGGTTTTCAGTTGCATGTCCATTTCCCGCAGCTTCGCCTCGTGCTGCATCTCAGCCTGTCGGGCTTGGATTTCGAGCTTTTTCAGCTCATCCGCTGGGTCAGCTTTCTGGGGTGGGGCTTGCATTTTGCTCAGCTCTTCCTCGAAGTCCGAGCCCAGGCGATAACGACGAGCCATCGCCAAGAGCATGCCCTTGGCCACGTCGAAGGGCAACGTCCCGGACTCAACCATCGGACCGATAGCCTGGAAAAACTGCCCGATCGCGCCCAAAAGTTCCTGAACGTCCTGCTTGTCTTCCGTCGCCTCGGCATCCAGCGTGGAGTTCGCCTCGATATCAATGCGATAAGAGCGCTGCAGGTCATCGCGCAACAGCTCCAGCAGCTCTTCGTAGCTCGGCTGCTCAAGCACCTGCACAGCCTGCGGGTCAGGCTCCTGCCCAACAGCCTGCATGGCTTGGACCAGCGCCTGCGCCTGCATCTTCTGCTCAGCCGACGGAAACGGCAGCCCAGTCACCGACCGCACGGTCGAGGGTTGCAGCAAACTCACCGACAATTCCGCAAGCATGCGCAAGCATTGCCGGACGTACAGCGCAACGCGGCGTTGGAAGCGCTTGAGACGCAGGGTGCCCCATTGGTTTTTGAGCTCTTGCGCGCCCAGGGTTTCGCTGGCTTGGCTCACACCCCGCATGATATCAGCAATGCCCGTGATCTCGTAAATTACCTGCTTGATCTGCTGGCGTTGAGTGTAGAGCTGCTGGAGCACGCTGACGAGCTTCTCAATTGGCATGAGCATCAGGGCCTTGTCCAGCCCGCCCGCACCATTGCCGTACATCGCCGCAGCATTCTCGATCGGCAGCATGACGTTGTCGTCAGCTTCGAAGATCTTCGCAATGCCTTCAATCGTGGAGTCGTAAAACCCACGAACTTTCATGGCCTGCACAATGCGCTGAATCCGCACGGTGATGCGGTTCAGTTCTTCCGCCTGAGCCTTGTACAGCCGATAAAGCGGCACCGGTGTCAGCGACCGAACGGTGTTGAACAGCGTCAAGGGCTTGGGGCAGGGGAAAAAGCCGCTCAGACCGTACGGGTCCTTCACTGGGGCTTTCAGATACCCGTCCGGCTTGTTCGGGGACAGGAAGTAAACATGCCCGGTCTCCTTGTCCCAGATCTCCCAGACTTCCGCAAGGTTCGCACCCTTCGCGTCGTCGAAGAGACTGCGCTGCGAGCCGTGATCGTCTTCCCCAGCCCCGAGAGCTTGCAGTTGCAGCGTAGCGGCTTGGTCCGGGAAGTTTTTCCGCAGTTCCTCCAGGCTCATGAACCACTGGAAGCCGACCCAAGGCACTTCCTCCCAGCACTTCGCATACCCGTGGCGGAAGCGATTCCAAGGGACCGTGCGGCCGTAGACTTTTTCCTGCGTGATTTGCGCTTCGTCGCCTTCCCCAACAACCTCGGCTTCGTAGACGAACTTCGTGATCCCGCGGCCGGGTACAAGCGCATGCAGCGTAGCCGACTCGATCAGCGTGTCAAAGGTCGCGTAATCGGAAAGCCCGTCATCGAGGTGGTATTCCAGCAAACGCTGCACAACCTGCGCAGCCGCGCGTGCCTTCGGGTCAGCGTCGTTGAAGCGTCGCTTAACCTGCGGACGTGGGGTTGAGTTGTACACCGCAGGAGCGAGCGTCTCCGTGTTCGAGTACAGGATGTTGAATTGGTCCTGATCGGCCTTGCCGCCCTCGTACAGCGCTTCGAGCTTCTCCCCCTCAGAGCAGAAGTCCTTTTCGCGCTTCCCGGCCATCGCGAGCTCTTCCAGCCAAAACGCGACCGTAGGGGCCGCGCGCTCTTGAATGGCTTCGGAATTGAGGGCTTTGTCAGTCATAGCACGTCCTTAACAGCTTCCTTGACTTCCAAGGCTGTTTTGTCCTGAAACTTGAACATCGTGTTGAAGGCGATTCGGACCAGCACCCAGCCGGGCAGGCCGCACGTGAACAGCACGCCGCCCAAAACCATCAGCGAGCCCCAGGCCTCGACCGCGTCAGGCGAGTGCAGGCCTTTGTGCATGCCCAGCCAGAGAACCACCCACGAGCCCAGCGCCAGCGATGACATCACGGTGGAGATCAGAGCCACAGCCCACTCACCGGCGGTGCGCGGACGCTTGACGAGCATGACGACGATGGTGGCCAGGGTGACGGCACCAGCAGCGCCCCCGGCGCCGATCCAGATGGCGTGGGCGCCAGCACCGCTGGATGATGCAGCCGCACCGGCTGCGCTTGCGGATTCGATGGTCATGTCGTCTCGCTAAGAATGTCTACTACCCAGACCTGTTGCAATCTGAGCAAATGCACCACAAACAAAGATTGAATTAACAAGCCCACAACAAGCCTCTCAGATAACCTTAGTACGTATTTGCTAGGTTGCTCATCTGCTTCCAACTTCCTGTCGTGTTTGTTGTGTCGCAGATTGCTTTACTGTTTGTAACGATCGCACCGGCTGCCGTTGCGCCGTTGTGCACGGCTTCCTGGTTAGCCGCTCGGGTCAGCCTTGTAAGGTCCACCGGCATGGAAGCGTCTGGGTTGAATACTGAAAAATTCGCCCCTGTCATGTTAGCAAAAACGTTACCAGTAAAGGTTAGGCCAGCCACACGCAACCGGACGTTTGCAGTTCTCCCGGAATCCGATCCGAAGAAGTTAAACAACCCTACAGTCGGGGCTGTGGAAGTAAACCCAAAGATGTTAATGTTCAGGCTACGTGTGTTGTTGTCCTGCTCGATCAACACCTTGTAACCATCACCGCCGCCACCCTTGAAATTGATCGTGGGCGTTCCCGTGAAGCTTCCCGGACCAATCGCCTGCCCATTCGCTGCCAAACGAATGTCGTTGAAGTTGATTTCTCTCACCGCCGGTGCCCCGTTGGTCTGCAACAAGTAGCACGTCCCCGTGGCGTTGGGGTTGCCGGCCTGGGTGCCGTTGTACGTGATGGCCCCAATGCTGGCGTTCGATCCCTGCAAGGTGACCAAACCACCACCACTGAACGGGCTGTGCCGCGCCCCGTTGATGATTAACTGGTCGATCGTGGCCCAATTCACATCCACGCCGCACCCGTCCCCGAAGAACAGGTCGCCGGCCAGGTCATAAAAGGCCACGGTTCCAATGTTCAGGTTGACACCGCCACCGTCGTTGTTCAGCCGAGTCGAGCCGTACACATTGCGAATCACCAGAGATTCAATGCGTCCTACCACCGACACATAGCCGTTACCCACGCCCACCGCGTCCCAGCCTTGGAAGTCCTGCCCGTTGTAGCCGTCGGGGGTTTCGACGCCCGCGCCATCCACCAGGATCTGGCCGCGCATGCGGTAGAGGATGGCGTTGTTCCCGTTACCCGTGTTGCCGTTGGGATAGATCACCGCTGCGGCCGTGTTGTGGGAGTGGCGGGGCCGGATGTTCCGCATGGTTCCGCCGTGGAAATCCCCGCCCAGGTCGAAGCCGCTGCCGAGCATGTACTGGGTGTACAGGAACCCGTCGATTGGTTGGAAGATGGCCGGGTCATCCCCGTAAGTGCCGCGCACGTTCTCGATCAGCGGGTTCCAGGCCGGACCATAGACGTGAACGCCGTCGCTGCCGGTGTCACCCTCCAGGCCCTCAACGTGCAGGTGCCACACGTCCTGCGCCATGACCGCATACTTGCGCGCGGCGCGCACGCCGATATCGACACGCGGGTGTCGGATGCGGCGCAGAACGACTGCATGATCGTGCCAATCATTTGAAGCATCAAAAGGCTGCGTACCAAACTGCATATCCAAAAAGCCGCCACCTACGATATTGATATTCCCGTCGGCGGCTGCGCCAACCATTCGCGGGGTCACAAGTGTGTTCCGGCTCACGGTGACTTGACGCCCTTGAGAGGCGAATGGAGAGTCTGCGAGTTGGTAGGTGTTAGCGGTCAAACCAGTCTTGATGACGTAATAAGTCACGCCGGAAGAGAATCCGCCAGGAGGCGTTCCGGGAAAATACACCGGCTGCCCAGCGACAAACTTATGGGCATTATGGGTGAACACCCCCGGCGTAGCAACTGTCTGTGACGTTGACACCCCCGTGACTGCTGACGGGGGTGGAGCGAGGCTAGATCCACCCGCAATTGACATGTAAAAACGTACGGAATCTGCGGTAGGTTTGTCGTAAATCGGCCAAATACCGTTGTAGAGGTTACGACCGTCACCTTTGATCTGGATAAAGTCGCTTGTAATGTTGTGAGGGGCGTCAAACGTTACAGTGCACATCACCAGGTGGTGCCCGAACAGCTCGGGGACGATACTCGCCACACCGACCGGCACGCTTTCTGCGTGCTCGTTCTTGAAGATGGGGAAAGTCAGGTTTCCGCGCGGCCCGCCTGCCACGGCCTTGATAACCGCGCCGCGTTCAATCACGATTTCTCGGTTGCTCGGGATGATCAGGGTGTCGTTGACATAGTATTCCTGCCCAGCCTCAAAAACAACCTTCGGCAATGTGTTCAGCGCGTCCTGCAACTTGCTGGTGACAAGGTCTGCCTCTGCCCCACCCGGCTGGGTAGGGTCGCCGCCGGGAGAAAGTAGGTTGTACCCAATCGGGTCAGATGCCTTAAAGACATTCCCAACCGTACCATAAAGCAGTGCGCTTTCGCCTTCAACTTTACCAGCTTTGATCGACATGGTCGCTCCTTAAGCAAAAATCAGTTCACCAACAACGTCGTTGGCGGCTACTGCTGTAGCATCAGCATCCGCAGCGCCTGTGACGATGGTACGCCCAATACCGGTCGCAAAAGCGATACCCATCGGGAAGCTTTGCGAAACCTGCCCGTTAGGCGGAATCGGGATTGTCATGTAAACACCAGCACCTGCGGTTGGTGTCGCGGCACTGTCGTGAAGTTTCACATACCGCCACGAAGCGGTCAAATTGGCAAAATGCCAGCCGTAAACCCGCCCCGCAGCCGCTTTGACGTTCAGAGCGTTCGTCGAAGCCGCTGCAATGGTGTGAGAGCGACTAGCCGCACCTGCGGCGTTCGCGCGAACCTGAACACCGACATCACCAACAAGGTTAGTACCGGCCGCGATGTTGGCGGTCATGGTCCCTTGGATTGTTTGTGAAGGGGTCAGGCTAGCAGCAACTGAATCCGCGGTCAACAGAATCGCCGTTGTGCCACCAGTCGTAGCCGTCGAAAGGCGGAAACGGAAAAACTTCGCAAAAACCGGC